GAAACTAATCTCAACGTTGCTCCTTATTTTGATGATTTTGACGCAACTAAAAACTATAACAAAGTTTTATTCAAACCTGCCTATCCTATTCAGGCAAGAGAATTAAATAATATTCAATCCATTCTTCAGGGACAGATTGAGGCAATGGGTGACAACCTCTTTAAAGAGGGTAGTGTTGTCATCCCTGGAAATTCATCATACAAACCAAGATTTCATTGTGTTCAGATTCAATCTGAATTTTTAGGAGTTCCAGTAAATCTTTATCTTGATAATCTTGTTGGTAAAAAAATTATTGGAAGGACATCAGGAGTTACTGCAAAGGTAGTTACTTATATTACTAATCAGCAATCAGATAATGGAAATTATACATTATATCTGAACTATGAGGATTCTAGTGATGATGGAAATTCTACTGAATTTTTCTTTGATGATGAAATTCTTGTAACACAGACAGCATTAGAATTTGGTAATTCTTTCATTACTGCTGGAGAGGGATTTGCTAACACTATTATATCAGGTGCTGCTAGAACTGGAACTGCTTTCACTCAAAGTGCTGGTATTTTTTACCTTAGAGGTAATTTTGTAACAGTTGATGATCAGATTCTGATTCTGGATCAATACATCACTGCATCTTCTTATAGAGTTGGTTTTCAGATTGAAGAAAAGATAATCACAGCAGATGATGATGGTGATCTTTTTGATAATGCAAGTGGTTTTAATAATTATACAGCGCCTGGTGCTGATAGACTTCAAATCACTGCTAGATTAGCAAAGAAGGCAATCAATAACTTTGATTCACAAGGTTTTGTTCAGATTGCTGAGGTACAGAATGGTCAATTAAAGAATGCTATTAACAATACCTCAAAATATAATGAACTTGGTAATGAATTAGCAAAGAGAACATTTGAAGAATCAGGTCATTACTACATTAAAGAGTTACAGACAAAAATTAAGGAAAGTCTGAACAATCTTGAAGGAAATAGAGGTGTTTACAGAGAAGATCAACTAACTCAAAGAGGAAATGTTCCCTCTGATGATCAAATGATCTATCAAGTTTCACCTGGTAAAGCATATGTAAGAGGTTTTGAGACTGAAATTAAGTCTCCACAGTTTGTTGATATTCCTAAACCAAGAACTGCCAGAAACATGGGCAGCACTGGTGTAAGTTTTGATTTTGCGCCAACTTTAAAAGTTAATAGAGTTACTGGAAATGCTCCAATTGGGTTCAATACTTCAAATACTCTTTCTTTGAGAGATCAAAGAGTTGGAGCAAATGTATTTGCAACTCCTGGTGCTGAAATTGGTAAAGGAAGAATTTATGATTTTGCTTTGGAATCAGGATCATATGATGTAGCAAATTCTAATCTAAATCAATGGGATCTCTCAGTTTTTGATATTGAGTTTAAGGCTACAGTAACATTCAATGTTGATGCCACTCTTACCAAATCTTCATTTGTAGAGGGAACACAGAGTGGTGCTACTGGATTTGCTATTGCATCAAGCACTGGAACTACACATGATCTCTTTAATGTAAGAGGTGAATTTATAAGAGGTGAATCTGTTATACTTAATGGAAATACAGATTCAGTAAGATTTCTTACAAACTTCAGACAATATTCTCTTGCTGATGTGAAATCAGTTCATGCAGTTGTTGGAACAGCAAATACTTTTACTGCTGATGTTATTCAAAGTCCAATTCTGACTTTTGAAAATGCAAATATCACTGGAGCAAGTGCAGGTGTTTCAACTGTTTCAAGTCCATCAAATGGTGGAAAATCATTTGTTGGTGTGGTCACAAGTGGTAATTTAATTACCTATGAAAGACCAGGACTAACTGATGTTTCTATGGCAAGAGTTGTTTCTGTAGCATCAACAAATTTTCAAGTTCAAGCAGTTACAACAGTAAATGGTGTTGTTAATGGATCTCTCCCAACAAGTAGTTTTAATGCTAATGATCTAAAGATTGTTTCATCAAAACTTACCAATTCATCAAATAGTGGAAATGATGCTGGAAAGAGATCACTGTACTCTGTAATTCCAAACAGCAATGTTAAATCAGTCAACCTGAATAATTCAAATATTACTATTAGAGTTAAGAAGGTTGTAAACATCAGCGCTGCTGGTGAAACAGGTGCAATTATTGTTGATGATGTTGATAACCAGACTTGGCTTTCCTTTGATGAAGAAAGATACTCTCTTCAAAGTGATGATGGAACAACTCAAATTCTGACAAATGATAAATTGTCATTTAATGCTGCTAGAACAGAATTAACTATTAAGGGATTATCTGGATCTGGACCAGCAGTTTTGGTTGGAACTGTTCTGCAGAGCAAAGTAACTGCAAAGATTAAGAGAAAGAATATTGTTAGTAAGATTATTGTTGATAAGTCCATTGACCCAACTTCAGGAATTGATGCAGTTGGATTAGCAGGAACAACTTTGAATGATGGTCTTGATTTTGGTGACTATCCATTTGGGACAAGAGTGCAAGATAATACAATCTCTTTGAATAAACCAGATGCTTACACTGTTCATGCAATTTATGAATCTATTGATGTAAATGATCCTGCTAGTCCTACTTTAACCATTTCAAATGCAACTGGTCCAAGTGGAAACACAACTGATTTATCAGTTGGTGAAATAGTAATTGGCAACTTAAGCAATGCAAAAGCATTGTTACTTGAGAAGAATTCTTCATCTCAAATTTCGTTTGCTTATGTAAATAATAAAACTTTCCAGAATGGTGAAATCATTAATTTTAGAACATCTGGAGTGCAAGCAAACGCTTCTGAAGTCACATCTGGTTCACCAAATATAACAAAATCATTTGAATTTGATAATGGTCAGAGAAGTGACATTTATGATATTTCAAGAATTATTAGAAAGGGTGGTTCTCATACACCAACCAAAAAAATTCTGATTTATTTTGGTTACCTTGATTTTGATCCAAGTGATACTGGGGATATTACAACTGCAAATTCATATCAAAACTGTAATTATTCCACTGAAGTACAACTAACAAATGGGTTTAGAAATACTGATATTATTGATTTGAGACCAAGAGTTTCTGATTATAATGTTGCTGCAGGTGCAAACTCACCATTTGAATTTGATGGTAGATCATTTGCTAATGATAATCACAGTTCAAAGCATGTATTTTCAAGTGATGAAAGTTCAATCTACTCATATGAATACTATCTTGGTAGAGCAGATAGAATTTATCTGACAAGAAATGGTGACATTCAGGTAACCCTTGGTGCTCCTTCAGATAGACCAGAACTTCCTGATGTCCTTCCAGGTGCTTTAAATATTGCCAATGTATTCAATCCCCCATATCTTTACAATGTAAAGGATTCAAGGATTAAATTTGTTGAGCATAAAAGATATCAGATGAATGATATCGCAAAACTTGAGAAGAGAATTAAGAACCTTGAATACTATACTTCACTCAATCTTCTTGAGCAAAATACACTTAATACCTTTGTATCAGATACAAATGGATTGAACAGATTCAAATCTGGTATTTTTATTGATAACTTCTCATCTTATACTCCACAGGATGTTTCTATTGGTGTCAGAAACAGTATTGACCCAGTTGAAAAAGTCTTAAGACCTGCACACTATTCAACTGCTGTTAATCTGCAAGTTGGTAGTGCTTCTATTCCTGGAATTGGAACTATTTCAACACCAGATGCAGACTCAAGATTCACATCTCTTTCAGGTCAGAATGTTGTTAGAACTGGTAATGTAATTAGTTTGAGTTACACTGAGGTTCCTGAAATTTCACAACCTTATGCAACAAGAGTTGAGAATGTAACTCCATTTTTAATTGACTTCTATGAAGGAAGTATTGCTCTTAATCCAACCACTGATGTTTGGGTGAGCACACTCCCTCCTGAAACAAATGATGTGGTCATTGAGGGTAACTTTGAATCAGTTGCTCAAGCACTTCAGGCAGAAGTGACAGATGGTGATGATGGTCTTAGAACTGGTGTAGCACCAACACTGTGGAATTCTTGGGAGACTACAGGAATTAATCTTGATCTCTCTGGAACAAACCAGACTGAATCATTTAATGCTGCTTCAAGAAGAACTGGAAGAACAACAGGTGACCTTGGACTTGGTGGATTTAACGCTAATCTCTCAACCATTAATACAACCACTATTGATGGAACAATCAATATTGAACAAAATAGAACAGGTGTTCAACAGACTGTAAATGAGGTTCTTACAGAAGCAGCTTCACTTGGTTCAAGAATTGTAAATAGATCCATCTCCAACTTTATGAGGGAGAGAAACATTGAGTTTACTGGAACTAGACTGAAACCAAATACTCAGGTATTCTCATTCTTTGATAATGTAAATGTAACTCAAAGATGTACTCCCAAACTTCTTCAAATTTCTATGAACTCTGGAACATTCCAGGTTGGTGAAGAAGTTGTTGGTTCAATTCCTGGATCAGATACTGCATCAATCAGATTCAGAGTTGCATCTGCTAATCATAAGTATGGTCCATATAATAATCCAACTGATTTCTATGATAGTAATCCCTATCTGAGAGGTAATGCTATTCCTTCAGTTTACTCTGCTGAGAGCACAATTCTGAATGTTGACACTGCAAGTCTTGCATCAGAAGAAAGTCCTAGATTTAATGGTCATGTTGTAAACACAATGATCCTTAGAGGTCAAACAAGTGGTGCTGAAGCAACTATTACTAATGTCAATCTTCTTACAGATAGAGTTGGTACTATTATTGGTTGCTTTAATGTTCCAGGTGAGGGGGATGTTTCAGAACAGACATTTAATACTGGAAGAAATGTATTCAGACTAACAAGTAGTGCCATTGATAGTACTATTGAAGGTACAACCACTACATCAGCAGAAGAAGTATTCTATTCTCAAGGTGATATTGATACAACTGAAGAAGTAACATTGTCACTTAGAAATGCAAGAGTGACTACAGTAGAGGTGCCATCAGAGAATCAAACTGTTGAATCTGATGTAAACTTTGACATCATTAATAGCAGAACATTAAGACCCACACCTCCTCCTCCACCACCACCAAGACCACCCAGAAGAGGTGACCCACTTGCACAGACCTTCAAAATTGATGCTAAGAATGGTATCTATCTTTCAAAGGTAAGTCTGTTCTTCCAGACAAAAGATGATACTCTCCCTGTTACTATTCAGATTAGAGAAACTACATTAGGGACACCTAACCAAACAATTCTTGGATATTCTGAGGTAACTCTAAATCCTGATGATGTTAATGTATCTGAAGATGGTACAGTAGCAACAGATTTTAGATTTGAATCACCAATATATCTCAAACCTGGTGTTGATTATGCTTTGGTTGTTATGGCAAGTGTAACAACCTATAACCTTTGGATTTCAAGACTTGGTGAAGCAGATGTTACAACTCTTGCAACAGAGTCTGGAAGAGTTTTGGTTACTGAGCAACCTCTTCTTGGTTCTTTATTCAAGTCACAAAACTCACGTATTTGGACTCCAAGTCAATATGAAGATATGAAGTTTGTTATTCATAGATGTGACTTTGTTGGATCTGGAAATATCCAATTCTATAATCCAGACCTTGATGAAAAGAATGAAGCAATTCCACCTGGTGCTGTTATTGCTGAATCAAGACAAGTAAGTGTTGGTATTGGAACAACTATTAACCAAGGTGGTGCCTCTAATCCTCTTGTTGTTGGAAACAAAGTTATTCAAAGAAACACTGGAGCATTTGGTTTCCTTAAACAGTTCTCTGGCATTGCTACAGGATCAATGCAAGTAACTGCTTCAGGTATTGGATTCACTCCATCTGCAGGATCATTAACATATACTGGTGTTGCATTGACATCAATTACTGGAAGAGGATCTGATGCAACTGCTGATATCACTATTCTTGATGGTGTTGCAATTGGTGCAACAATTAACGCTGGTGGTAGCAATTATGTTGTTGGTGATGTTGTTGCACCAATAGCAATTGGTACAAAAGGACTTGGTAATGGTGCTAGATTTACTGTTGGAATTATCACTGCATCAAATGCAATGCTTTTGAAAAATGTTCAAGGTGAATTCAGCACAAATGCTAATGACTATCTTGAGTATGATTCAACTGCTGGTACAAGATTGTCTGTAAATGCTGGAGCTGGTGGTTCAGTTGCTCCAACCAATTCAGTTATTATTACAGATGGTCTTCATTTAAAGATCAGACAGAGAAATCATGGAATGTACTCTACTACAAATAGAGTTAGAGTAAGATCAGTAACAAGCAGTGGAAGACCCACAAGTCTTTTAACAAATATCACAAGAGACACTACTGCAAATATCTCTATTGCAAACACAACTGGATTTGATACTTTTGAAAATGTAGGTGTGTCAAACACTAACCCAGGATATGTTCAAATTGGAGATGAAATCCTTAAATATGAGGGAGTTACCTCTGGTTCAGGTGTAACTGGAACATTGACTGGAATTGGTAGAGCAGTAGATAGTGTTGCTTCATCTCATACAACAAATGACCTTGTTACTAAGTATGAATTCAATAATGTATCACTTAGAAGAATTAATACAGTTCACAATCTAAGTGAAGTAACTAAAGAAAATCCACTTGCAATTGATCATTATCATATTAAACTCAATATGGCAGAAAATGGCACTAATAGAACAGGTGCTGGTGGAACATTTATTCCCAAGACTAACTATCTGACAGATGGACATACAAATGTTCAAACTGCAAAAGGAACATACAACATTCCTTATTCAGTTATTGTTCCTGACATTACATCAACTTCCCCTGAGGGTGCATATATTCTTGCCTCTGCAAGATCTATTTCTGAAACTTCTGTTGATGGAACTGAAGTTGCATTTATTGATCAGGGATATCAAGATGTTCAGTTTAATAAGAAGAACTACTTTGAAACTCAGAGAATGGTTGCCTCTGATGTAAACCAAGAGGAAATGCTTACTGATCTCCCTGGCAATAAGTCATTCACTCTTAATCTTGATCTTCTCACTTATGATGCAAGAATCTCTCCAATGATTGATTTGAATCACTCCTCTGTTGTATTTGTATCTAACAGAGTTGATGGTCCAATTGTTGACTTTGCTACTGACCCAAGAGTTGTTGGAATTCCATTAGATCCTAATAGCATGATTTATGTAACTAAGAATATTACACTTGAAAACCCTGCAACATCATTAAAAGTATTCATTGATGCATTTATTGCAAATACAAGTGATGTAAGAATGTTCTATGCACTTGATCAAGATGTAAGTGCAAATGAAACCAAATTCAAACCATTCCCTGGAACTAACAACATTGATCCATATGGTCAAGTTGTTAATCCAGCTTTATCAGATGGCACACCTGATGATAAGAAGGAGAAGTCTGATAAGTTGACTCAAACACCTGCTATTAATGATTTTACTGAATATAAATTTACCATGGACAACCTTCCTCCATTCAAGTCATTTAGACTTAAACTGATTGGAACATCTGTAAATCAAGCAGTAGTTCCACAATTTAGAAACCTCAGAGCAATTGCATTGGCATGAGTTACATTCCTGTTGAGGGCAATAAAAATTTGTCCAGAGATGGTAAAAATAATGCCATCATCAATACCAATAAAAATGAATTTAGTGCATACATAAAAAATAGGGAGAGACTTAAATCTAATACAGATAGAGTTGACTCCCTTGAGAAAAAAGTTGATGATTTAAAAGGTGATCTAGATGAAATCAAATCAATGTTAAAAGCAGTAATCAATGGCTAACAACACTATCACCTTTAATCCAAATTCTAATACTGCGTATGGTGTAAACCTTACAATATTGGAAGGTGCTGACTTTAGATCTACATTTAAAGTCAATAAAGAAAACAAGTCTGCTTTTGATTTGTCTGGTTATGCAATCCATGCAAAGATGAAAAAAAGTGTTTCTGTTGGATCATCAACTGGTGGTATTCAAGGATTCACTTCAGGCATAACCAGTGCTGCTGGTGGTGAATTTAATATTTCACTAACTGATACCATAACAAAAGATTTGAAACCAGGTAGATATTATTATGATATTAATGTTGTTAGTTCCGCATCAACAGTTTATAAAATGGTATCAGGAAATGTAGTAGTAGAGGGAGGTCTTTCAGTCTCCTAAATATAAAAAAGGATATAGTGTATAATGGCACAACCTTCTTCAAGACAAGAACTTATAGATTATTGTTTAAGACAGTTAGGTGCCCCTGTCTTAGAAATTAATGTCGCTGAAGAACAACTTCAAGACTTGATGGATGAT